GTTCGCCTCACACGCGAAAGGTCAGGGGTTCGAGCCCCCTTGCTTCCACTCGAAAAAGCTGATAAAATGGGCATTCCCGGGCAACGGGTAGTCGGATAGTAGTCAAAATAGTAGTCAAGCCTAAAACGAAAGGAGTTTTTTGCAAAGATTCCAATAATTTTATAGTGAATGAAATGTGACGGATACATGACGGGTAGACCGTCTTTTTTTATGCCAAAATTTAAGCATAAGGAGGGATGACCTTATGGGAAAATTCAAATTTTCTGATGAAACACTGGAACACATCTTCAGCAAAGAACGTACAAGGGAAGTGCCGATTAAGTATCAATCAATCATGGTTCATGTGATCGAGGAAGTTTTAGGAGAAACGGGTAATGCTTATGAATTTCAGTCCGTTGGGACTTATGAACAAGCCGACATATCAGACACTTGATGAAGCTGAAATTGCGAAACAGATAGAATCAATGGAAGAAAGGGAGAACAGAAATGCCGCAGCCGATTATGAATCCGAACTATTTCAATCCGCAGTATAGAACACCTATGTACGGACAGTTTATGCCACAACAGGAGCAATTCCAACCACAGCAGTTTATGCAACAGCCACAGCAAAACGCAGTACAGATGTACGGTCGTATTGTACCGGCACAAGAGTGCATAGCACCGAATGAAGTTCCTATGGATGGCAACACAGCTTTTTTCCCAAAACAGGACCTGTCGGAGATCTATGCTAAATCCTGGGGAGCAGATGGGAAAATCTATACAAGGCTCTACAAGCCTGTTTTAGATGCAGACCCTAATAGTTTACCGTCTGACACAGAAAAGGCGAAATTTGACCTATCAGACGAAGCCACAGCGGTATTTATGAAGCGTTTCGATGAACTGGAGCAAAAGATTGAGCAGTTGAAATCTTCGCAATCGCAAAGAAAAACTCCACAATCGCAAAGAAAGGATGATGCAGAATGAATATGATGAATCCTATGCAGATGCTTAGAGGAATGGGAAGTCCCCGGCAGTTTATCCAAAATATGATGGGGAACAGCCAGATCATGTCTAACCCTATGGCTAAAAATATAATGGGTATGGCTCAAAAAGGAGATTTTGCCGGAGTAGAGCAGTTAGGAAGAAATATTGCCAAGGAACGTGGTATGGATTTTGATTCAGAATTTGAAAAATTCAAGCGTCAATTTCCCATGAAGTAGATACTAAATTCTTGCAAGATTAAGTATAAAAAATCTTATATGGAGGTAAAAATTATGTTTGAGAGTAACAATACTCCCTTTACAATGCCTGTTATGCCTGCCAACAGCGGATATGGAAACAACGGTGCATGGGGTGACGATGGTGCATGGTGGATTATTATTTTCGTCCTTTTCTTCGCTTTTGGCGGATGGGGCGGTAATGGATGGGGCGGTAATGGCTCTAATTCCAGTTACTACACCGATTCTGCATTGCAAAGAGGGTTCGACACCCAGTCTATCATCGGTAAACTGGACGGAATCAACAACGGTCTGTGTGACGGATTCTACGCTGTAAACAACGGTATGCTTACCGGATTTAATGGCGTAAATACCAACATTTTACAGACTGGCTATGGCATCCAACAGGCTATCAATGCCGACACCGTAGCAGGAATGCAGAATGCTAACGCTTTACAGGCGCAGTTAGCACAGTGCTGCTGCGATACCCGTGAATCTATCCAGGGTGTAAACTACAATATGGCAACGAATACTTGCGCATTGCAGAACACAATGAATAACAACACAAGGGATATCATTGATAATCAGAATGCCGGCACTAGAGCAATTCTTGATTACTTATGTGCAAAAGAAAATGCGGATTTGAGAGATAAGGTGCAAAAACTTGAACTTTCTGCTTCACAGGATAGACAGAATGCGCTTCTGACTACTGCAATGACAGCACAGACACAGCAGATTGTCAACTCTGTAAATCCTACAGCTATTCCAGCTTATATTGTGTCTAATCCTAACGCTTACGCTTATGGCTGCGGTTGCAATACCGGCTGTAATTGCTAAAATTGAATAATTGAGTATCTTAATTGAGTTAACTCGATTATGTCTGCTATGCAGAATTACTGACAACATGGGGCAGACTATATGGTTTGCCCCTTTGATTTTGAAAGAGAGGTATTTATTATGGCTGAATATACAGCAGTAGCATTACAGACTGTGGCAGCAGGAGCAGACGTTGCTTTTACCGAAACTGCCGTAAATGGAAGTGGTTGTATCACTCACAGAGAGGGATCCGGAATTGTAAAGTTAAGAGGTATCACTAATCAGTGTCGTGCAAGATTCCTTGTAAGTTATTCCGGAAACATTCAGATTCCCACTGGTGGAACTGTTGGGGAAATTTCCCTTGCACTGGCGGTAGACGGGGAACCTTTACAGTCCACAAGAATGATTGTAACTCCGGCAGCAGTAGAGAATTTCTTCAATGTATCTGCGCAGGCTTACATTGATGTTCCTCGTGGATGCTGCAGTACGGTAGCCGTTCAGAACACTTCTACGCAAGCTATTGAAGTGCAGAACAGCAATTTGATTGCCGTTCGTGAAGCGTAGGAGGTGAAAAATCATGGATGTTAAGAGAATGCATGAAATGATTGAAAAACTTTCTGAATGCGCTAAAGCGCAGTTTGACAAAGGAATTGACAAAGTAGATACTTGCGAAATGGGAAAAGTCGTTGATATGATGAAAGATTTGTCAGAAGCCATGTACTACCGTGAGCTGACAAAAACCATGCAGGAATATGATCCGGAAGAAGTCGTGGAAATGTTTGATCGTTACGGTGACGGTGGCAGACGGTACTATGACCATTACCGATATGCTGACGGCAGATTTGCACCTAAAGGTCGTGGAACCTACCGCAGAGGATATGAAGAGCCACCCTATTACCATATGACCCCGGAAATGTATCACCGTGACATGGACAGAGACATGGGGCGTATGTACTACACTGAAACTTCTTCATCCGGTATGCGTGATGCAAGAGAGGGAAGAAGTGGAATGAGCCGCAGAACCTACATGGAAAATAAGGAACTGCATAAGGCGAATACACAGCAGGACAAAGAAGCTAAAGTCCGTGACCTGAACACCTACATGACCGAACTTGCAAACGACATGACGGAGATCATCAACGATGCAACACCGGAAGAAAAGACGGTACTGCGAAACAAGCTGTCTGCACTGGTAACAAAAATCGGTTAAAACACTTAAGGGGCTTATTTAGCCCCTTTTATGTTGGAGGTGGTAAGTTGTTCACGATAAATGGAATAGAGTGGAATTTAAGCCGTGTACGCAGTCACAGTCCTATGCTGATGCGTTCTGACGGTACATATACGTTTGGCATGACTGATAGAAACACAAGAGATATTTACATATCAAATATGATTCACGGTAATTTCTATGATCGTGTGCTGTGCCATGAATTGTGCCATGCGTTCTGCCTATCCTACAATTTGACTATGGATATTCAGACGGAAGAGATTGTTGCCGACTTTTTGGCTACCTACGGAAGAGAAGTGTTTGCTGTGGCTGATGAAATTATCAAAAATTACATAAGAATGCTTGCGTAAATTTTTCTTAAATGCTACAATGTAGGTGTCTAGATTATAATTTATACCAGCTGAGAAGTAGCAATACTTTTCAGTAAAAGCGCATCAGACATGTATTTTAAAAAGAAGAGTGTCCTTGTCGTGGAGGACATTCTTTTTTGTTTGTTTAAAAATAAGAGCACCCTTTCGGATGCCCTTAAAATTACTCTATATATAATGGCATAAATTCACATTTGTTGTAACCTCTCCATGAATTTGTGCTGTATCCTATTATTTTCCCATAAACAGTTATTTTTTCACCACCGGAATAATCTGTTGCGTTTAATTCATAATCATTAGAAAATAGTACATTGATTTGCTCTCCCATATAGCTTTCAGTACCTTCTCTCAAAACACAGCATTTTAAGAAATTCCTTTGTAAATTGTATTCTCCAAACATTTCTTGAATATAATCATAATACATATCTTTTGCTCTTAATTCATAAAGTTCTGACACAAAAAGATTTAGTTTTACATCTTTTCCCTCTAAATCATCTTTGGAAAAAAATATATCATCATAGAATAATTCGACACATGATTCCTTATATTCCTCTTCTGATAAAACATTTTCCTCCTCATATTCTCCATAATTTTCATTTTCCATTACATTACTTTCTGATTGCACAACCGTAGGATCTGTTTTAGAATCTATTTCTTGATTTGTATTTTCTCTTTGATAAGTAGGATAGTTTTCAACTGATTCATCTGGTAATTCAATAGTTTGACTTTCTGTTTCTATTACAGACTCTATACTTACATTATTTGAAACATTTTGGTTTTCCTCATTTTGACCACCTAAAAAAACAAAAATTACAATTACAGAAAAAATAATTGAAAACCATGAACCGCTGTGATTTTTATTATTTTTATCACCTTTAACAATGTCAATAATGGCTAAAATAATTGCTACTGGAATTGTAAGACCAATAAGAGTGAACACAACAGATAGTATGCTTAATGTGCTTTGCTTTTTCTTTTTCTGATTTTGTTTTTCCACAATATCAATGTCAAATTTAGACATACAAGCATCACAATAACCTATTCTGTGATATACCGGCAATCCTTTTTCATCCGTAGCCACCTGTTCTGGAACAACTCTCATTTCTTTACCACATTTGTAGCAATTCATAATATTTCCCCCTATAGGTTTTATTAAAAATCTCATTTTTTGAGACTTTTTTCGTAAAAAATTTTTGGTCAACCGTTTTGATACCCCCGTAGGTCTGCATTTTCAACCGAAAATCTCGTTTTCAGAGGTTTTTGAAAGAAAAATTTTTCTACAATTTTCGTGCTAAAAATTTTCAATCCCCCCGGGGTAGCACTTTTTAAGCTGAAAAATCCGTTTTCAGAGTTTTTTCGCAGATTTTTTCAGACCGGTTCAAGGTGTGTAACATCTGCGCACTTCTGCGGTGCTAGTCCTGGACTTGTCACCCGGTCACCGTGTCGCAGCTTTCGCAAGGTCTCCGACTGCCGAAAGCATGGAATCATAAGCAGACCGCAACAGCTCCGCAGATTCCGGAGACAGACCACCGGCGGCACTCTCCACCCTTATAACGGTTTCCAACCGTTCCCCGGCATCCGCTACGCTCTCCATGATATCATATACATGACCGATTCCCAATTTTCGCATTTTGTATAATCCCCTTGTAATATTTGATTGTACACCAAGACAGCGCAAGCCGTCAATATATCTGGGCGCAGGATCTGACCGGATCCGGTGGAAGAGTAACACAAATAGACCACCGCAAGCGGTAGCAGATCACCCAGAACACGGCAAAAAGACGGTTGCAAGCCGCCTTTTATCTGTTTTCCAGTTCAAAAATTGCCCACCGCAGGGCGGCGGCTGTCTCCGTGTCGTGATCACGCTCTGCACGTTCTAACAGCTTGTAAAGTCTTTCAAGGTTCTTTTCTTTCATCCTGGCAACCTCCTATTTTTAATTTTTGGGGTAAATTCAACCCATAAAACCGCCGCCGGTAGTGATCCGGCTGGCATCCTCTGCAATGGCTGTCAAGGTTCAAAATCTATAATTCCTAAATAAAATTGATCTTTAAAGTTATTAAAAAAATGATCTTTTAAATCTGATAATGTTTTTTCTCCATTTTTTAACGCTTCAAAATCATTCAACACCATTTCATCAGTATAATTTGCAAATTTATTATAACTGATTGATATTCTAAACCTTTCTCCAGATTTTACCCAACCCAAACGACCGGAATTTTTAGCAACTGGATATACACCTATTACATAACCGTATAAATCATTATAATCTTTTGTGTTTTTGTCGTGCCAATCCTCTAGTTGTATTTCCGTACCGTCAGGCATTGCCGAAATTTCTATAATTTTCATTTTCTCGTTCCTCCATATTTTCAATTTTTCCCGGTAATCCGGGTAAAAGCAAGACCGGGACTTGATCCCGGTTGTAAGCCTGTCTTACTTGCTAAATTTAACAATATGATAAATTATATCAAAAGAATGGCTTAATGCTCTTGCCTGTGTGTCTAACCAATCCTCGGATCTGTTTGGTTTGTTCTCGCCGCCGCAAACCTTTTTTAACTCAGATGGGCAACAGAGACGTTCGGCAATGTCACAATCATAAATCAGAGAGCAGCCGCCCCAACTGTACTGTTTCCAGTCAGCGGCGCCATTCAGTAAAAGGCTTTTTAACTATGTTTTGTCCTGCGGAATCTCTTCAACTTCTAGAGCTTCTACAAGCTCATAAGCATAGATCTTTACACCTTTATTCCATGCGCTTCTTGCCTTGCTGTTGTTGATTGCTTCTAATAATTCATTCTTTCTCATATTGCTTTTACCTTTTCACCCGTGTTATAATTTGGGTGCCTTTCTTTTTGGGTGCCGGTGTTCGCTTGGTAGGTGTCACCGGCTTTTTTATTTGTTGAGATAACTATATCATGTTATATATCATGTGTCAATACATTTTATATAAAAGTTTATATAAAAATTATATAATATGATATATATACAATTATATTGCATTTATATATAAAGTGTTATATAATATGATAAAACAATTTATTAAAGGAGGTTTTACAGATGGCAAGGACAGCAGATTACACGCGCAAAGCAATTAACAATTACCGCAGTAAATTTGATCTTGTACAAATCAGATTACCAAAAGGCACAAAGGACAGAGCAGCAGAATCAGACATAAATATAAATGATATAGCTGTATCGGCTGTATTGGCTTATTTAGACGCTTTGGAGACCCAAGCAGAAAATTTACCGCAAGAGCTGGAAAAGACCGCAGAAAAGGCAAATAAGGAGCGTACAGAGGTATCCGAAAAAGTCGCACTGATGCAAGCAAACGAAAGATTGCACCAGCTCCAGGAGCAGAGGAGAGCAGAACGGAAAGCATCAAAACAACCGCAAGTTGTAGACGCTGAGGAATTTTTGAAAAATATCAATAAATAATTGCAATAACCTATTGACATGCTATATAACATGATATATAATTAAGATACAAACAAACGAAAGGAGCGAACGACATGACAGGAACAGCACAAGACCAGAAAAAAGCTTACCGCATAATCTCTAGTTGCCGTGAGTTTTTCCGTACTTACATAGACAAACAACACAACCCGGATAAATTCGAAGTGCAAGCGTTCGAGGAACTGAAAGAAAAGATTCTTCCGGATCTGGAAAAATACACGGATGCAGCACAGTTGATAGCAGATCGGCAGAAATTTGCGGACAGAGTTTTGATTATGCAAATATTGACCAGGGCGGCGATCCTACGAAAATGGGATCCAGAATATCACAAAGAGATAAGACGGCAGAAACTGGAACGGGAGCAAAGACAATTCCAGCGCATACAGGACAGATGGAAAAACAACCGGGAATATTGTTAAAAAAGAAAGGTTAAAAGGTGGAGAGCATGAGAAAAACAGTGGTTAATGAGTACGGAATAAATATTGATTATGATTTGGCAGTATCCATGATGGATGACGATTTACGAGAGGAGATACACGGAGATCTTGCACCGTGCACAGATCAACAGTTTTTTGACGAGTACGCAAAACGTCACGAGCAAAAATTTAATGAGGTTTGGGAGCTGGCAAAAGAAAACCCTTGTTATTAAATATTCAGCGGAGCGCAAAGGCTCCGCTTTTTGCGTTGGAGTAAAAAAATGAAAGATAATGTACTATCGAGGATTTGCAGAACGTGCGGAACAAGCTTTTTAGGTGGACCGAGGGCGTTTTACTGCCCTGAATGCAGACAGGAACGAAAAAAAGAGCAAAGCAAAAGATATAAAGAGTGCATCAAACACGGCTCTATAATTCCGCTCGGATCTGTTATACAGTGTGAGTCTTGCGGATGTGATATAATTAAATGCAGCGGCTTACAAAGATTTTGTAAGAAATGTGCAAAAAAACATTTAAAAATAATTGATAATCAACAATCTTTAGATTGGAATAAAAATAATCAAGTAAAAGTAAAAAAATCAAAAAAATTATACAACGATAAAAAGCAAGCAACCGGAATACATAAAAATAGCGGCATCCCTGGTGTTAATTGGGACACTGTAAAAAATAAATGGATTGCTTGCGTATCTGTTAATCATAGACAAATTAAAATTGTGACCACATCAAATATAAATGTTGCAAAATCGGCAAGAGAGGAGGCACAAAAAGCAAAAGAATCCGGACTATTAACAGATGATTTTATAAACATATTAAAATCAAAATATCGTAATCTATAAGCAGGTGTAACAGCCTGCTTTTCTTGATCTATTTTCACTGTGATATTTTAACGTGATAAATTTTGTAGACAAATTGTAGACATTTTGTAGACGCAGATTAAATAAGATTAGAGTAAATAAAAAGAGATTAAATAAAATAAAAATAAATAAGAGCAGAAAGACATTGTATAACCAAGTATATATAAATACTAGAGCCGACCGGCTGCCACCATGTCCCCATCTGCAAAAACATCTTACCTACCTGCTGAAAAATCCCATTTGTCAAATTTACACGGATGATATTTTTTAAGCACATGATTTTTATATGCTCAGGATCACCGGCAGACATACCACCGTAACAAATTGTCAAACGTGTAAAAGGTTGTTGTGGATTTATAAATAGCACTTATGGTATGATAAAAGCAGTTAGGGAGCCGACGTTAATACGGTGCGAGTGACAGCGGTGCAAATCCAACCCCCTCTGGATATGCAGCCGCCCAGATTGTAACCAAGACCACCGGAGCCGACAGACCGGAACCGATCAGAAGTCACTAGCTGATCACTTTTGTAAATTTATGTTTTGCCTGATCTGTGGAGGAGATTAAAAAAACATGGGTTTATTAAGTGATGTGTAGTGATTTTTTTTATTGCAGATTTTCAGGAGGTGCAGAAATGGAAAAAGTTGAAAATACAGAAACATCCCAGGTATATGAGAATGACATGGAGTTATATCTTTCCCAGTTCTGCAAGGATCAGAAAATAGAGGATATAAGACAAGAGTCTCAAAGCGTTTGGAATGCTGCTCTTATGTATATCAAACGACATGCTTTTAATGATCCGGATTGTCTTAAATCTAAAGAGATGCACAATATAGACGGGTTTTTAGGTGGTTATAGTAATTATAACGCTTATAACTATAAGTTAATTAATCGTATATGTGATTATTATATATATATGTGTATGATGTATGACAAAGAAGTATCTGCAATAGGGTTTAGTTTATTGACTGGGATAGATAGATATACAATAGCTACATGGAGAGATGAGGGTACTAAATCAAGTCCATTAAGTTCTGACATCGGCAAAAAGATAGCGGATTTTCGCGAAGAGTCTCTAAGCGCAAAGTTAGCTACGGCAAAGCGTAACCCTGTTGGAATCCTGGCAATTCTGAATAGGCATTACGGGTGGAACCTTCCCGGCGTATCGAGAGAGCAGCAGAACCACAAGCAAGCGTTAACTGCTTCGGATCTGCCACAGTTAGGCGGTGCAAATGGACAAAATATATCAATGTTGACCGATTCCGGAGCGTATGACGATAGCAACATAGATGCAAATGAGTAGCAACAACAGCGGAAACGTGCGTAAATACGTGATAGTTAAAGACGTGTCAATAAAGATTGCGTGAAAGATTAGTTTAACGCATAGTTGAAAAGAAACATAGCACACAGGGGGAGGGGGTCTGACAGGACCAGCGAACAGCCCCTACTTAGTCCCTCAAATTTCCTCAAAAATAAAAAAGACCCTTAGGAGGTGTACCACATGATTTTCATTTACATAGTTTTAGCATGGATACTGTTTCAATTACATGCTCCTGCATGGGTGTATATCCTGTTCATCATCGGAGTATTTTTAAGAGCGGTAGTCACTGGTAGAGATTAAGTGTATGCAGATATTTGGGAAAGAGATAAAAGACGAATGTTCAAAATGCGGTGAAGTCCTGCAATGTGAGTTGTTTCTGCAAGGTCACGGAATCAAGAGAGACCGTGAGAACGTTACAGAAATGGTTAGCTGTCAGATGAAGCACCAAAAGAGCAGACTTGATAAAGAGCCTAAAGAAGATTTGCCAGTTAAGGAGAAATGTGAATTGCCACCGGAGATTAAAGAGATCTACACAGAGGTTTGGAAAATACATAAAGAGTGTGCTAATCCGAAAACGGATGATGACTGGTCGTATCTTATCCGGCAGGGCAATTTGCTGATTAAAATACATAACAATAGCCAGTTTGCTAAAGCACTGGTAATGGCAATGATCGATGAAATTGAAGGAAGGACGAAGAAAAAATGAAAAACATAATCAGGAAATTCTTAAAAGTATGTTCTTCAACAGCATTACTTACTATTTGCGGAAGTTGTTTTCAGATTGCACGGGATTCTAGTGCAGATACGATTTCAAGAGTGCTTGGCATTGCGTTCGGATTGATATTGCTGATTGCAAATTACTTTGTGTGGGAGGTAGAGTTAACATGATTTTATTCATAATTTTGAAAATTATGACAACTGCAGTAATGGCGTTTTTCGCAATAGCAAGTGCATTATATGCTCCAAAGCAGAAAACGGCATCAGACGGAGTATTCTTCTTTGCAACTGCAATGTTTCTTGCATTTGGAATAACTTTTATGTGGGTATAGCTACAAAAACTATGTGGTTACCGGAGATTATGCGAATTATCCCATTTTGGAGAACAGAGTGGGTGAAATTCATAAAACCTAAACAGCTTGCGGCTCGTTTACGGCTGGGGAATGCCTACGAACCGTTGAAGTCAAGACACGATAAGTGTATGGAGCCTGCGTGTGGGAAATGACAAATATTTCCCCTATTTAAAAAAGTACCATGCGCAGGCGTGACAATTTTGAATAAAGTGGTTCACGAAAATAATCCGGGAGCAGATGGTCTCTCTCCCGGAGTTTGGGGTTATCGCCAAGCGGTAAGGCACAGCACTTTGACTGCTGCATCCCAGGTCCGAATCCTGGTAGTCCTGTTTCGCAGATGTTTTCTTCTTTCGGTCTTTGCCATCTGCGAATATTCCACCTACATGGAATACTCCTTTCACCTCATAGCGGAATGCTGTTAAGAGCCGTCGCAAGGCTCGTGAGGGTTTTCCACGTAACCGCTTGAAGCCTTGCAACTATATAGCGGAGAAAACTTTATCTGCGGTGATAAGACGATACCGTGATTGAAATAGTCGGTAGTTAGCAGATAGATATGCCAGAAGTTCATCTGTGGTTATACGGCACAGGTTTTGGGGAAATATGCATAGTGGCGATTGCAGCGGTCTGTAAAACCGTGACATTAGAAACACCGAAGGTTCGACTCCTTCTTTCCCCACGATGTCGGATCGCAACCGACTAGCAGGTAACTGGCGGATGCCCTGCGAAAATAAAAATAGCCATAAGTGTTGCGCTGTGTCAGCGCCTTAAATGTAGGCATACAGCTTATGGAAACGCACATTGGGATGTAGCGCAAATGGAGAGAGCAACGGGCTTCTAAGCCGTGGGGTATGGGTTCGAGTCCCATCATCCCAATAGGTGTTGTTGCAAGTACACTCCGAGTATGCTTATTACAGAAGCATAGGGGATAAATACACCGGTTAATGTTTTATCTCATGGGAACTTGATAGAGCCGCTTGCGGCTGACTAAAAGATCCTTGGGTGGTGATAACCAAGTAAAAAACCACCGATACGCAGATATGGTGTAATGGTAACACAGTAGCTTGCTAAGCTATCCAGCAGAAATGCTGTCAAGGTTCGAGTCCTTGTATCTGCGCTAAACTTACGACAATCAACCTGGGAAAAGGTTTGCCGTAAGCGGTATAGAAAGTCCGCATGAGATTGTACAAAGTAGTGGCAAAAGCAATTTCGGATATAGCAGTTCCACTACACTGCTATATTTGCCGTATGTCCGGGTGGTGAGGGAGCGGTCTTGAAAACCGTTGGCTGTAAAAGGCTTGCAGGTTCAAATCCTGTGTACGGCGTTTATCTTTATCTCCACTTAGTCTGGTACTACTGCAATAGTTCAGGTCGATGGGAGATGTATGGATAGTAGTTGCTCATTATCGGTCAACGAAAAACACTTCTGCGAGTAGAATTTGCAGATTCAAAAGTAGTCGTACCTTGTTTGGGTCGGGTGGGTTCAACTCCCACGGCAACTATTCCTTAGCTAAAACGTAAGCCACATATGTTTAGCGAAAACCAAGCCTATGAAGTAGAGAACAGACAAGACTGTGAGATTGTGTGGATAGTCAGTGACAAGTAGGCGGTGCACATTTGGTTATGGCAAGCGCAAGCCATAAAAGGTTTTACGGTGCGATTCCCATGTATAGTTTCAGTGGTAGAGCGGCATCCGCATAGGATGTGTGTCGGCGGTTCGATTCCGTCTGCATGGGTTACGGAGGAATTTTACATGAATGGATTTCACCTTATTCTTCAAGATTGTTGTCAGTATTGTAAAGATTTTGAACCGAAACTGATACAAATGAATATAACAACAGTGTCTGACAAAAGCGAAAAATACTTAAACAACATTACTTGCGAAAATCTTGATAAATGTGAACGGTTAATGGAGAGGTTGAAAAATAAGCATGTGTAAATTTTGTGAAAACTGGCATGACGAAAATACAATCTGCGGAGCAGACATTAAAATTTATAAATGTGCGAATGAAACAAATTTGACAGAAGCACAGATTTTGAAAAATGTCAGAGACAATAAACCTGGTATTGTTATTTTTGCAAATGCAGCAACTATGGGATATTTTAAAATTGAGTTTTGCCCCATGTGCGGCAGAAAGCTGGTGGAGGAATGACGTGTCATGATTGTGCTTACCTTGGATTTGATAGAAACGAAGTTGTAGGGATGGCTGAAATGTGCAACCATCCGGAAAAATGGATTCCTGGTGCTGGATTTGCTGACAGTGAACATGAGTGCGAATTTTTCAAAAAGAAATCAGGAGTTTCTAAATGGGATTCATATTCCGAAGATGAAAAAGAAAAGGCCCGGGAATATTTCCAAGAATACTATGTTCAAAATCCTGTTGGCGATTTAACATGCGAACAGGCTTGGGCACAGTTCGTTGAATATTTAAAAACTACTGATTCAAATGCATGATTTGATAGGAGTATTGAAGAATGAGCATGGCAGAATTAATGGAATCAATAACAGATGAATTAACTGAACAGTTGGAATATGACGCATCTCAGCGAGAAATTAAGCAGGATAGTGAAATGTCTTTGGTTGAGTTTGCAGAGAAGATTGCACCATTTCCGTTATCTGAATTTCAAAAACAGTCAATTCGAGAATACGAGGAATGTGAGAAAAGAAACTTACCATTGTGTCACATTCCACCAAGAAACGTTGGAAGAGATTTTATATATCAATTGATTGAAGAGTGGAAACGTCAGCATTATTTGACAGATGCACGTTGCAGCAAGTGCAACCGCCTTTTAGGCAAATTTAACGGACAGGCTGAAATCAAATGCCCGAAATGTGGGAAAATTAATAGAATCGGGGTGAAATAATTTATGAATCAAGCAAAGTTGGTGAAATGGCAATATTGCAAAAAAACTTAATGATATAAATCAAGCCATTCTGCAAAATGACCAGGATTGGGAAGAATTAAAGAGCGCAGAACAAATTATCAGTATAACATTTGACACAAACCATATGTGTTATGTTGTGTTTTGGACTGCTTAGCATAGCAAATAGAATATTTTCAAGAGCACCAGTCGTAGAGTGCCTACGCAGAGAGCCAAATTTCCAAAATTTTAGGGAAGGAGGCTCTTTTATATTGGCAAGTCAGAGCCTTATATCGGCAGTAAACAGCTATGACAATTACATACAACGCAAGGGAATTGATGAACAGGTCATTGATGCGTACATAGAAGCCTGTAGAGTGGCTATAAACGGTGAAAAGGATATAACTTATGGCTTACAGATAACAAACCGTTCTAAAGGCATTATAGAGCGTTTCTGCATGGATAGGACAGGAGGTAGAATACTTGACCTTGAAAAATACAGCCAACAACATGAAGAAAAATACAGCCTTGTTGATGACTATTACAAAACGCTTCTGATTGAAGCACATTACCGATTTGAAAGCTTCATGCTATACATGGAAAAGAACAGACCGGTAGAAGAGAGATTTTATCAGCCGAGAATAAATCCATTACGGCAGGTAGCACAGCTTATTCAAGATTTGTACGATGATGTGCTTGATGAAGGAATGGTGTTTTGTCCCGGACGAATCGGTAAGACACAAATAGTAAAAATGGGTAATCTGTGGTTCGGCTCTAACAGAACGGAACGGTCTAATCTGTATTCGGCATATTCGGACAAAATTACTGGTGGTTACTATGACGGCATCATAGAAATGATTACAGACCCGACATACACATATGCTGAAATATATCCAAACATAGTTGAGAAAAAGTTAGTCACTGATGGAAAAGATTTGACAGTAGACCTTATCCGTAAAAAGACATACCCAACATTTACCATGCGAAGCATTTACGGAACATTGAATGGTGCTTGTGACTGTGACGGGCTTGGAGTTTATGATGACTTATTCAGCGGTATTGATGAAGCATTGAGTGAAGATAGGCAAAATACTGTATGGGGAAAATTCGACAACAACTTTATGCCGAGAATTAAGCCTGGAAAGGCTAAATTGTTGGGGATAGGAACACGTTGGGCGAAAAAGGACGTTCAAGGTAGACGGTTAGACCTATTACAAAATGATCCTGAATACAAAGGCATACGGCACAGAGAGGTTATTATTCCTGCACTAAATGAAAACGGAGATAGCAATTTTGATTATCCGTATCATTTGGGATATACAACTCTTGATTACAAAAGACGTATGGCATCTTTTGAGAACAATGACGATATGGCATCATGGTTTGCACAGTATCAACAGGAGCCTATTGAAAGAAAAGGTCAGATGTTCAATGTCGATATGATGAATTTCTTTAATCCGGCAGAACTTGAAGGAATAAGACCTGATAGGATATTTGCAGCTAATGACCCTGCTTATGGTGGCGGTGATTTTGTATCAATGCCTATCTGCTATGAGATTGACGGAGAACATTATATCACTGATGTTGTCTACAATGACGGTGATAAGGAAATTACCATACCGGAAGTTACTTCACGAATGGAAAGACATTTAGATAAATTTAATAATAAGACAGCAGAAGTCCATTTTGAGGAAACAAAGACAACATCAGCATACCGTACAGATTGTGAAAAGATATGGGAAAAAGACGGATATCCTATTAACACAAGTCATGATCCGGCAGACAATCAGACTGCAAAAATGGATAGAATCAAAAATCATGCTCCAGACATACGAAAACTTCATTTTGTGGACATGAAATATCAAACAAAAGAGTACAGAAAGTATTTTCAAAATATTTTGTCTGCTACTTTTGAAGGGAAAATGAAGCATGATGACGGGATAGATTCTACGGCACAACTATGTGACATGATTTACGGAAATAAAAGAATGGCAAGAGCAGAAGCAATTCAAAACCCATTCTCTTTCGGACGGAGGTATTGATTATGGTGACTAAAGAGGTTTTATCTCAATACATAGATTTACAGGAAGAAATCAAAGAAGTACAGCAGAAGATTAAAAAACTTGAATCGGATATCAGAAAAATTGAATCGGATGGGAATGTTGTTGACAGCGTATCAGGTGGATGCGGCGGCACTGAACATTTTCGTATTGAAGGATTTCCTTATCCAGAGTACAGCAGAAAACGAACGTTACTTTATTCAAGAAAAGCCACTTTACAGCTTTTAGAGGACGATTTACTGCAAAAAAATAATGAAGTCGAGGAATTTATTGCAAGCGTTCAGGACAGTCGTATAAGACGGATCATCAATTTACGATTTATTGAAAAATTATCATGGAACAAGGTTGCTGATAGAATCGGTGGTGGAAACACAGAGGATAGCGTAAGAAAAGCATTTGACCGATATATGGCAAATTAAAATAATACGGAGGTATAAAAATGGCAAAATATAGAAAGAAACCTGTTGTAATTGAAGCATTTGAATATTGCGAAGATTTTATGAAGATTGGAGCAAATTGTAGAGGTGTACCAGAATGGGGAATATCTGCTTATGATGACGGAAATATTTATTTTAATAATGAAGATGAATGTTTCATTAAAACTTTGGAAGGAGATATGAAAGCAAACATTGGTGATTATATTATCAAAGGTGTAAATGGAGAACTTTATCCATGTAAGCCTGACATATTTGAAAAAACATACGAAATCGTATAGTTCCATATAAACTTGTCCGATATGTCCGATTTTTCCGTGATACTATTAAGATGCAGAAAGATTCCAAGATATTTTTCATTTCCTCCTCAGATCATGTGAAGACTCCAGAAGTACCGCTCTTATCAGCAAGGGCGGTATTTTTGTGCGCAGAAAAGAGGTATTTATGATTTTTAACCAAAAAATTAGAGTGTACTGTCCGGGATGCGGAAGGTTGGTCGGTGAATGCAGTTCAAAATCACACATCGACAAGACATATAAGTGCCGGAATTGCAATAAAATGGTTGTTTACCATACGGAGACCGGAGAACGTGAGATCAAGAAACTTCCAAAAAGAGACCAAAGCAGCGGAATGACATTTATGTAGGTGAAAATATGAACACTATGAAATTTCAAGACCTTGTAAAGGGTTGTCACGGTAGAAAAATTGCATATACGGATGTGGAGCAGATAACCAAAGACAACATTGTAAAGGTTGTTGGTGATTTCATCGGTGTTTTTAATTACAATAAGTCGGTTATCAAGTACTTGTGGGAGTACTACAAAGGAGATCAACCGGTACTATACAGAACAAAGCTGTCAAATGAGGATATAACAAACAAAATCGTTGAGAATCATGCTTATGAGTGGGTACAGTTCAAGGTTGGTCAGACTTACGGAGAGCCTATTCAGTTTGTCAGCAGAAAAGATGATAAAGCTGTAAATAAGGCAGTAGATGAACTTAACGATTACTTAGCAGATGCAAATAAGCATGAGAAAGACATAAAAGCTGGTGAGTGGCAGTCGGCAACCGGAACATCATTCAAAGCTATTCAGATTGTGAATGGAGATGTGCCTATCCGTGTGGTTGCACCTAATCCTCTGAACACGTTTGTCATTTACAACCGCAGTTCTGAAGAACCGATTTTGGCGGTACAGGAATTAAAAGATGAAAACGGCGAGTGGTACAAACTATGCTACACGGAATCCTATGAATGTAAGATAAAAAACAGTGCGGTTGTTCCTGATACATGGAAACTTCACGGATTTGGTGGTATTCCGATTGTAGAATTTCCGAACAACCATGAGCGGTTGTCTGATATTGAACTTGTTATAGATCTGTTGGATGCAATCAATAATACACAGTCAAACAGAATGGATGGTATAGAGCAGTTTATCCAGGCATGGTACAAATTTGTAAACTGTGAAGTTGACGAAGAACAGTTCAAAAAAATGAAAATGAACCATGCATTGGTTGTAAAGTCCATTAACAAGGATAACAAGTCTGATGTTGATGTGATGTCACAGGAACTTGACCAAACGCAGACACAGGTTTCCAAGGATGATTTAACAGACAGCGCACTTTCAATTTTGGGAATACCGAACAAGCAAGGAAACACTGGCGGTGATACGCAGGGTGCGGTTGAGCTGAGAAACGGATGGGATTTTTCAAAATCAAGAGCAAGGCTTAAGGATCCGGTTGTTAAGACAGCAGAGAAGAGACTGGCCAAGGTTGCGCTGAATGTTATCCGCATTAAGAAAGAGGATCTGAAAATCACTCTTAGAGATTTTGATGTGCAGATCAACCACAGTCCACAAGATAATATGTATACCAAGTCGCAGACATTACTGCAACTTCTGCAGTGTGGTATTCATCCGCTTATTGCAATCAAAACAGTTGGACTTTGGGGAGATTGTGAAAAGACTTTCAACCTTTCCAAACCTTACCTTGATGCTCTGTGGAAAACTGCTGACATTATCAACATGGAAGAGCAGATGGCAAAAGCACAGGAAATTGTAAAACAAATGCAAAATAAGACAGTTGCCTAGAAATAGGTAGCTGTTTTTATTTTATAAAAATTCGCAAAGCCGTGAGCGTACAAATCGGCAATGTCACTCGGTGTCGTTGCACCGTAAAAAAACGTAGGACATAACGGAGGTAATTTATGAAGAGAGAAGATTTAGCGGCAATGGGATTAACTGATGAACAGATTGAAAAGGTTATTGCCGAAAACGGCAAAGATGTTCAGACAGCAAATGCCAAGGCAACCAAAAACAATGCTGAACTGGAACGGTTACAGGGCATTGAAAAAGAGTTTAATGCCATGAAAGACCAAAATCTTTCCGAACAGGAAAAGGCAGCGAAGCAGTTAGAGGAAGCAAATAATCGTATCGCAGAGTTGGAAAAAGCACAGACTTTAGCAACTCAGCGTACAAGTGCGGCTGACAAATTCAAAATCACATCAGAACAGGCGGCACAGGTTGTAAAGGATGACGGCAGTTTTGATTTTGATGTTCTCGGAAAAATTATCTCTGATAAAGAGACTGCTGCGGCACAAGCCAAGGAGCAGGAGATTGCAAACGGATCTACTAATCCTGGAGGTGGAATTGCTGGCGGTGGAAAAGATGACAAAAAAACAGAAGCCGAAAAAGCGGCTGAAAAGATTGGCAAGACTTTAGCTGGAACAAACAAAGAAGCCGAAGCTGTAGTTAGCCAGTACTTATAAGGAGGTACACAAAATGAAATTCTCTGAAACAAGTGTAACTACCCAGTTAGAAATTCTTAAGAGAAAGCTGGGCGGTGAATTATTTGTTCCTATTAAACTGGATGCAAATGCTTTCACTAATGGTGTGTGCAAGGCTGGTAATCCTATTAGTGCGACAGGAAAGAAAGTAAATGGCGGAAGCACCGATGATGCAGCAGTAGGTATTTTGCTTAACGATGTTTACGATAGCAACCCCAACGGAACTATCATTAAGGCTTTTGCCTGTGTAAATGAAGCAAATGCTAACGCAAATGCAGGTATTACCATTGCCGATGGTGTAAAGACAGGATTATCACTGATTGTATTTGAATAACTGAAACCGACTACAGACAGATGTAGCCGCTGACCGCTGAAAGATAGCGGTAGAAAGTGAGGAAATAATGAACATTAGAGATGCCTACAATGCGAAAGCAATCGCACTTGTGCATACAGAAGTTGCAAGTAATAAAATTGCATATCTTGGTTCCGGCTTATTCCCCGCCAAGAAGAAAATGGGACTGGATTTGAAGTGGATTAAGACTTCTAATGGACTTCCTGTTACCCTGAAAGCATCTAATTTTGATGCAGTTTCCACTATCAGAAGCCGTGAAGGATTCAAGATGCAAGAGACAGAAATGGCATTCTTCCGTGAATCTATGATTATCAAAGAACAGGACGAACAGGAAATCATGCGTATTAAGGACAGCACAGACCCTTACGCAGCAGAAGTATTAAGCAGAATTTTTGATGATGCAAATACTCTTGTGGAAGGTGCTGATGTAGTTCCTGAACGTATGATTATGCAGCTGCTTGCACCCAGTGACGGATCTCCTAAGATTTCCATTCAGGCTGACGGTGTAACCTACGCTTATAACTATGACCCTAACGGAACCTACAAAGCCAACAACTTTGCAGAACTTACAACTACGACCGATAAGTGGTCTGATACCGAGAACTCTGATCCTATGGATGATGTTTCCGTAGCCATTGATGCCGTAGAAGAAGCTACTGGCGAGAGACCTTCCATCATGATTGTCTCTAAGAAGACCATGAACTACTTAAAACAGAACAAAAAGATCAAGAGTGCTGTTCTTGCACAGAATACAACCGCAAATGTATTTATGACCGATGCGAGAGTAAAGGAACTTTTCTCTACCGAACTTGGCATTAGCATCATTGTATACACTAAGCAGTACAAGGATGAAAGCGGAACTGCTCATAAGTTTTATCCTGATGGATTTGCGACCCTTATTCCTAACGGTGCACTGGGTAGTACATGGTACGGCACTACTCCCGAAGAGCGTACACTCATGGGTAATCCTGCCACAGATGTAAGACTTGTGAATACTGGTGTTGCTGTTGCTGTCAGCGTAACAGAGGATCCCGTACAAACCAAGACTACAGTATCAGAAATCGTACTGCCTTCCTACGAGAGAATGGATAGCACCTATGTAATTAAGTGCTACTAATCGGAGGTATGCTGATGAAATTTGATTACAAAGTCAAATACAAAGGCAAATGGTATCTTCCGGGAGAAGAAATCCCGGAGGAAACCGTCACCGAAGTAAAAGAAGAAATCCCGGAGGAAACCGCATATACTAAGACGGAAATCAACCGTATGTCTACGGCAGACTTGCAGAAGTTAGCCGCAGAACACGGTGTCTCAGGTGCGGAAGAAATCAGCGGTGCGGAACTGAAAAAGATTCTGATTGAAAAGTTTGAACTTTAAGAGGTAGCACATGGCAGAATATACGACTTTGGAGCAAGTAAAAATCCGTCTGAAACAATTTCATATTGATTCTGAAAGTTCCGAGGTCGTGTTTGACCATTTGGAAGAAAATCCTCTTTTGGAACAACTTATCAGTCAAGCAGAAGCCGACATCAGAGCAAAGAGAATATACCCGAAAAGCTACACGGAAGAGAAGATTGCTGCGGATATGAAAAAATTTCAGTCCGTTGTGGTTAATCTTGTCGTGTATGACAGATCGCAAGCCGGTGAAAACTTCATGGCAAGCTATTCAGAGAATGGAGTGTCGAGAAAATGGAGAGACCGTGAGGATCTGTTTGTTGGCGTATTTCCATTTGCAAATGTATTGTAATTAAAAGAAGATTGTGCGTGACCATGTTACTGATTCCAGTAATAAGGTTGCAGGCGGCACACTTTAAGGGTGGTGGGCGGTGTGCCAACAAACAAGGAAGGCGGTATATGATGTGACTATAGAGTTATCTACAGCAATCATTATAAGCGTGTTATCACTCGGTTTTTCCGTCTACATTGGTCTGAAAAATAGCAAAAGAACAGACACAAAGGATATTGAGGAACGTGTGAAAGAAAACACACGCATCAACATGAAACTGGACACCATCCTTGATACTATCAATGAAATGAAAAGCGAGCGTTCAGAGATGAAGAAAGAGCTTGCAGAGCATGAACAGAAGCTGACAAAGGTTGAAGCCAGTATGGCATCTGCGCATCATAGACTTGATGGAATTGAGGAAAGACTTAACATTAAAGAGAACGGAGGTAAGGAATGATGGATTTTTCACAGGTAGGAACTTGTGTTGCAATCGTGGTTATCTGTTATCTTGCCGGTATTGGAGCGAAGCTGATTCCGGTTATTAAGGATAACTACATCCCGGTTGTTGTCGGCATTGTCGGTGGCATTCTCGGAGTAGTAGGAATGTATGTTATTCCGGATTTCCCGGCAAATGATGTACTGAATGCGATTGCGGTAGGAATTGTTTCCGGCTTGGCAAGCACTGGTGTAAATCAGATTTACAAGCAGGTGAAGAAAGATGCTTGACATTAACAAGCAGAAAATGAAGTACTCACGGCAGGGAGAAAAAGTCACGATTTATGACCGGGACGAAAACGGAGAAATAAAGTACATCGAGATGGACGGAGAAAGGATTCCAGTGGTTTTGAGAGAAACTACTGGATATTCTGAACCCGTCCTTTTTTCTGCCAACATCAGTAATAAGCTGTCGGAAGTACTGGTAAAAGAATTTGGTATTGATGATTCCAGTTCGTACTGTCAGATTGTGACCGACAAAGGCTATTTGCCGATTAAGGCAGGGGACGTTATCTGGAAGAAGTCAGAAGTAGGTCGTGACGATGACGGACTTGTGGACAGCAAGACTGCGGACTATGTTGTCAAAGGCGTTGCAGACGAGGGACTGACAGCAGATTTGTTTTTGTTGCAAAAGACGGTGAAGTGATATGGAAAAGACAATCAATATCAACCTGTTTGACCAAAAGTCCATACAAGCGGCTGTAAAGGCTCTTAGAGACTATGAAAATAGCTTAGAGTATAAATGTAGGCTACTGGCTGAAACACTGGCAGAAAAGGGCGTAGAGATTGCTAGGGTCCAAATTGCTGACCTTGATGCTATATTTACATCGGAACTTTTGCAAAGCATTCATGCGGAATACGTTGGCTCTGTAAAGGGTGGCGGTGTTTGGGCGGTGGTTGCCGGTACAGACCATGCGGCTTTCGTAGAGTTTGGTACTCTTGGTAGCATGGGTGGAAAGAAAGAATATCCATATCCTTTGCCGGAAGGTGTTCAATGGAATTACGGAAGTGGTTCACACATCATGCAATTAAAATCCGGTCAATACGGATGGTTTTACAAAGGCAAAGACGGGAAAGTTTATTGGTGCGAAGGTATGGACAGCAGACCATTTATGTATAACACATCTATGGAATTGTTAAGTGTTGTAAAAACAGAAGCAGAAAAGATTTTTAATGAGAAGTAGGCTCATGTCGTGAGACAGCAATAAGTCCTGCTTTTTTCTTTTTATAGAAAAAAGGAGAGATTTATGAACTATTATATCGGTCAGCGTTTTGGAAAAGTAGTAATCATTGGAGAAGAAAAATACGAAAAAAACAGGAAATATGTAAAAGTAAAGTGCGATTGTGGGAAAACAAAATATGTAAGAACCGATCAACTTAAAAAAGCAAAATCCTGCGGATGCTTAAATAAAAATTCATATGGAATGCATTCAAAAGATTATGAAAAGCTATACGGAGTTTGGAGCAATATGCGAAAAAGATGCTATGACCCCAAATCTGAAAGATATTATTCATACGGAGAAAAAGGTATTTGCATATGCGAAAAATGGAAGAATGATTTTCATTCTTTTGCTGACTGGTGTTTGGAAAATGGATGGAATCCAAAACTATCTATTGAAAGAATAGATGTCCATAAAAATTATTGCCCTGAAAACTGTACCTTTATAACCATGAAAGAACAAGCAAGAAACAAGACAAGTAATGTTTTGATTACAAAAAATGGAGAAACAAGATGCGCAACAGAGTGGGGAGAACTGCTAGGGATAAACCCAAAATCCATTATGGCTAGAATTTACAGAGGGTATAATGATCCTAATGTGATTCTGTTTCAAGGAGATCTTCGAGAATTAAGGAGGTCATCAAATGGAAAATAATGAATATCAATGGGTATCAGATTTCAAAGTAAAGATTGCATCGTACTTAAAAATGAAGATACCACAGAGCCATCCTAAAGCTTATGTGACAGACAAAAGTAAAGATTTGTCAGACCCTACATTCCCTACGGTGTACTTTCATGCTATGCCGTTTACAGAGACTGGACAAGACCTTGAAGCACGTTCGGTTAATGGAATCACAGCATCATACCAGGTGGATGTGATAACCAACAAAAGTCAGGAAGAAGCCGAAGCTATCATGGCTACGGTTGCCGGTCTTTTCAAACGTCTGCGATTTCAGATTACTTCCATGCCGGAGTTCAATAATACTTCGCAGGACACATACAGAAGCACTGCACGGTTCAGAAGAAGCGTAGGTGCTGATGATAAATTGTAACTATTAGAGCCATTCGGCTCTATTTTTTTATGCAAATTTAAGGAGGTATAAATTATGGCAGCAGCCGGAATTTCTACTTTAGGTATTACTTTCGGATATGGTACAGAGACAACCGCCGGAACAAAACCTACAAGTTTTAAGCAACTTACAAGAATTAATGCCATTGGCGGCATCAACATTGAACCGGAACAGATTGATGCTTCTGCGTTAGAAGATGCAATCACCAGATATGTAAAAGGTCGTGCAGATACTGGTGGATCTTTTGCAGTCACAGTCAACTTCACATCAGAGACCGTGGATGAATGGACTGCACTTATCACAGCCTATAAGGCTCTTACTAGTGGAAATAGAATGTGGTTTGAAACTGTAATTCCAGGAGAAGAGAAATCTTTCTTCGTTGTGGCACAGCCACCTGAGCAGATTCCACAGCCAGAGATCGGACAGAATGAACTTCTGACGATTGAAATGAACCTTACTATTGAGGAATACAAAGGTTTGGATTCCACTGTTGCACTGACAACGGGGGAATAGCAAGTCAGTCAGAAACAAATAACACTGCCGTGGCTGACAATGATGAAACGGTAGACGAAACATTGATTTAGCAAAAAGAGAGCCGTCTTCGGGCGGCTCCTTTCCAACAAAATGTTGGGGAAAGGATATGTTTTTATGAAGAAGATTTTAGTTAATGATGTTGAATATACTTTAGAGTTTGGATTCGGTGCTGTGGAGTGCAAGGATTTGATTCAAAAGATGTTTCTTATGCTTTCCGGTGGCTATGTAGCTAAAAAAGCAAAAAATGTACAGAATCCCACACCAGAAGAAATTGTAGATGGTAGCGGATATATGCTTGCAGAATTTCCTCATGTATGCAAAACGGCTTTTTATGCTGGTCTTATCGAAAACCATGAAGATATTACACCGGATGAATCCAATGCTTTAATGAAAGAATACATGAAAACAAACGGTCTGTCTTTTGTGAAACTGTATGGAGAACTGACAGACTGTATGAAAGAAGACGGTTTTTTCGAACTGTCGGGTCTGACGGAAATGATGACGCAGACCAAGGAAGAGATGGAGAAAGAGGACAGCAAGGTAACGAAGATGCCACAGGATCACAAGAAGAAATCGACTGGCACAAAATAATATGGGAAGAATATTTTCCATTTGCTTTTTCCATGGGAATTTCGATAGAAGAGTTCAAACATCTGAATCCTAAGAAATTAGAGTGGTGCTACAAAGGATATAAACTCAAAAAAGAGGAAGAAGATAGGAATTCATGGCAACGGTGGGGAGATTACGGAATATCTGCATTAATCTTTGCAATAGACCATTGCCTAAACGGTCGAAAAGCACAATCGAAGTATATTGACAAGCCTATTATAGAACGTGCGGACATTGCTAATAATGAAAAAGAAATTCAGAAGCAAAGAAAAGCGTTCCTCGCAGGACTTATGGCAATGCAGGCTAATTTTGAATTATCACATCCCAAAAAGGAGAAACAAACATGAGTTTAACAGGAATTGATGTGTCCTCATACCAGGGGACGATTAACTGGTGGGCGGTAAAGCAGAACGGTATTGATTTTGCTATTCTGAAAGTCATCCGTAAGGATTTGAACCCGGACAAGAAGTTTGAGGAGAACTGGAAAGGTTGTAAAGAGCACAATGTCCATGTGCACGGAGTATATGAATACGGATATATTACAACGGTTGCAAAATCACGATCTGATGCAAGAAGAGTGCTTACTATTCTTAATGGCAGAAAAGTGACAGTATATCTTGATGTTGAAGATGCTGTTATGAAAGGTCTTGGCAAAAATATTATTTCTATTATCAATGCTTACGGCAAGGTAATCACCGATGCAGGATTGCCATTCGGTGTATACACTGGGGAAAGTTTTTACAAGACATACATTAAGCCTTATGGCGGTGTGAGTTATCCCATGTGGATTGCACGGTACGGAAAGAACAACGGCAAGTGTGATGTAAAGTATCAGCCGCAAGTACCTAACATGGTAGGATGGCAGTACACTTCTAAAGGGCGTGTAGGCGGTATTGTAGGAAATGTAGACATGAATGTATGGTACAAGGAATTAGATGCCGTATATGAGGATTCTACAAGCCATAGCAACCCTTATACAGAGCCGGAAAGACTTCTTTATTACAAGCGTCTGGCAATGATGAAGGGAAATGATGTCAAGTGGTCGCAGTACGAACTTGTAAGGAAAGGCTTTATGCCGTCTGTAAATGCGAAAGGTAAGAAGAACATTGACGGATATTTCGGAAAAACCACTTCTGATGCAGTAAAAGCATTCCAAAAGAGTGTCGGTATCAAAGTGGACGGAAAAATCGGTGCGGTTACAAGGGCATATCTCAAAAAGTAATTTTAGGAGCGGTAGGTGTCACAGCTTGCCGCTCTTTTTCTTGGAAGTGACAGACACTTCCTTTTTTATTGCGGTAAAGGCGGTGCGGTATGACAGATATTGATTCTTTGCAGATTAAAATAAAAGCGGATGCGAATAACGCAAGTAACGCACTGGATAAGTTGGCAAATAGCCTTACGAATTTTCAGAAAAGCTTGTCTATTGATACGTCCAAACTGACAAGCATTTCTAATAGCATACAGAGTATCGCAAATGCCGCCAGTTCAATGAATGCGAGCGGTATTAAGAATATCTCCACATTGACAAATTCCATTAACAGAATGGGGAAAATAGATACAAGCGGATTAAGCAGGATTTCATCTGCACTGAAGACTTTTTCTGCTGACATGGCAGGAACTAAAGTAGATGGAGTAGGGGATATTGCTAGCATAGCATCTTCGATTTCAAGACTTGGTGGTGTGGCATCCGGCAGAGCAATCACGAACATTCCTTTACTGGCAAAGAATTTGAAGCAGTTATTTACAACTCTTTCAACCGTTCCAAATGTCAGTGAGAACATTATCCGAATGACAAACGCACTGGCAGGACTGGCATCTACCGGTGCAGCATCCGGGAGAGCCGCAAACTCTTTAGGACGTAATCTGAACACCTATACGGTAAGCGCAAGAAGAGCCACGAAAAGCACATTTAGCCTTGCTGCGGCTTTCGGCAGATTCTACGCAACATATTTCCTTGTGATCCGTGGAATTAAAAGTCTGTGGAAGTCCATAGAGGGAACTACGGACTATATCGAAGCATTTAACTACTACACGGTAGCATTTAATAAAGTCGGCAAGGAATGGGGCAAGGATTTTGAAAAATTCGGTTACGACAACGCAGAGGATTATGCACAGAGTTTCGGAAACCGTGTAAATGAACTGCTTGGTAAAATGTCCGGTCTGAAAGTAGATGTGGATAGTGGACTGATTTCTGAAAGCGGAATGAAAAACCTGGGACTGAATTTACAGGAGATTACGCAGTACGCTTCACAGCTTGCATCTATTACCAACTCTTTAGGGCAGACCGGAGAAGTCACTACGGCAATTTCAAAGTCCATGACAATGCTTGCCGGGGACATTTCATCTCTGTTTAACGTGGATTTCAGTACAGTCGCAACAAACTTACAGTCCGGTTTGATCGGTCAGTCAAGAGCACTGTATAAGTATGGTATTGATATCACAAATGCCACACTGCAGACTTATGCTTACAAATACGGCATTGAAAAGGCTGTATCTGAAATGTCACAAGCAGAAAAACAACAGTTGCGTCTACTGGCAATATTAGACCAGTCCAAAGTATCATGGGGAGACTTGGCGAATACAATCAATTCTCCAAGTAACATGATTCGCCAGTTTACCAACAACGTAAAAGAAGCCGGCATGGTACTGGGGCAGTTGTTTATCCCGGTATTGCAGAAAGTACTTCCTGTCATTAACGGTGTCGTAATTGCGATTAAGAGACTGCTTGTCAGTGTGGCAAATTTACTGGGAATCAAGATTGACTTTTCGTCATTCGGTCAAGGTGTATCCGGGTACAATGAAGAGTTGGAAGGCACTGCAGATGCACTGGATAAAGTTGGTACAAGCGCAAAAAATGCTCAAAGCGGAATCAGAGCATTTGATAAATTGAAAGTTATTTCAATGCCAAAATCCAGTGGTTCCGGAAGTGGTGCTGGTGGAGCAGGAATTGACCTTACCAAAGAAATCATGGATGCTACTGCAGAGTACGAAAAAGTATGGCAGGAAGCATTTGACAAGATGCAGAATACAGCTCTTGGCTGGGCTGATAAGATAGAAAAACTTCTTGAGCCTGTGAAAAAGTTATTCAAAGATTTATTCAATGGTGATTTCTTTGAAGCCGGACAAGATTTATCCGGGATTGTAACTGGAATATTTAACTGGATGTCTGATGCTATTGCATCTGTAGATTGGTATCAGATTGGGCAAAACATAGGACAGTTTCTTGCTGGTATTGACTGGACTGCTGTGTTTACATCTGCCGGAAACTTCATAGAGACTGCCATAGATGCGGCTATCGATTTGTGGAAAGGAAGTTTTGATGCTGCACCGATTGAAACCACGATTATCACAGCAATAGGTCTTTTAAAGTTTACTGGTGTTGGAGATATCATATGGGGAAAAATATCGGACAAGTTATCAGCCAAAGTACTAGGATCAAGTATAGGAATAGTTCCGACAATTGCAATAGCTGCTGTTACTTGGGAGATTGGATTTAATGTAGGAAAATCTTTAGGGAAAGCATTGTTCCCAGAAGACGCAGAGTACTACGACAATTTTACGTGGTTTGGTGAAAATGGTTTTTTTGATACATTAAAAAATACTGATTTTACCACATTAAAAACTGCGTGGGATGATTTATACAAAGATATAACAGATAATGATTTGTATAGATTCTTGACAGGAACAATGTTGCTTCCAAAACATAGCACTCTTGATGATTTTGGAGATAAAATTGATTGGCTAATTGATAAAATAAAAAATACAAAAGTAGATATGTCAGATACTTTTGGTCTGTCATCTGCACTTATCAATATAGCACCACTTGTTGGAAACTGGTTTAATGAAAATGTATCTCCTTGGTTCACAAAGGAAAAGTGGCAAGGAATGGGTCAAACTATAGAGTCATCACTTTCTGAAAAATGGACTTCTTTTACAACATGGTGGAACCAAACAGGATTTTCAAATTGGTGGAAAAAAATTTCAGAGCAGTTTGGACCAACAAAATGGAATAAATTGCTTGAAAACATTCCAACGGCGTTTAGAACAGCATTTAAAACAGCAGCTAACGTTGCAATAGCTCCTTTGAACCTTGTAATAAGTGGAATAGAAACCATGATAAACAATGCCATAGACCTTATTAATGGTTTGATGTCTGCAGCAAGGTTAATACCTAAAATTGGTGACGCAGTTCCGAATAATATACAACACATTAGTGTTGGAAGAATACCTACATTTGAAAAAGGTGGTTATGTTCCGAGCCGATACACAATGTTTATGGCAGGAGAAAACGGTGTACCGGAGATTGCCGGGACAGTAGGAGGCAAGACAGCGGTTGCCGGTGGAGTTGAAATCACTGGAATCAAAGATGCTATTAATTCCACGGCACAACAGGAAATTGCACTTCTGAAACAGAATAATCAGCTACTGCAAGGAATCCTTGAGAAAGAGTTTGGAATAACAACAGATCAAATTGGAATTGCCGCAAGACAATACGGTCAAGAGCAATTTAACCAAAAACACAAGAATGTATATGTATTTTAACACAGACAGCACTCTGGATGGGTGCTGTCTATTTTTATGCAATGAGGCGGTGAGCGTATGTCAGCATATCAAGGATGGCTTTTAAAAATTGGAGATTACGTTATTGACCAGTCAAGATTTATAGCCGCTGAAAGTTATCAGCCGGCCGTAAATATGCAAGATGTAGACCCGTGGACTGATGCAAATGGATACGTACATAGAAATGCTGTGGAGCTAAAAGCATTAAGTGTTGATTTTTCCACGCCTGCGATGCTGACGGATGACGATTTGCAAGAGTTACTGTCCGGGATACGAAGAAACTTTATTGATGCAACGGAACAGGGATGTAATATCACGGCATACATTCCATTTTTAGGTCAATATGTCACACAATATGGATATATGGCTGATATAAAGCCTACAATCTACGGAACTTATGACGGAGAGATTAAATACAATCAGATAGAATTTTCATTTGTCGGAGGTGTAGCGAATGAGTAACTATACCTATGCGGATTTGTTTGATAAAAGCGCATCCAAAAAGGAAATCACGATTGAAACAGAGGACAAGTCTGTAAAAATCACCAACAGCGAAATCCATTTTGAACAGTTTGAATTAAAAGAAATACTATGTGATGATGATTACCTTACATTTGGACAGTGCAATGCATCACAGCTGAAATTCAAAATTTCCAACGTGTTCACAAGCATGATTGGGAAACAGATAAATGTTTCTGTTGTGATTAATGGACATACTGAAACACCGTTCATTTTCGGCAAATACCGTGTCGTTTCCGATAAACCAACAGATGATAAGCGTTACAGGAATGTGACGGCATATGACGCTATATACGATATTGGAGAATCAGAAGTATCTTCCTGGTATAACGGATTGAAATTTCCTCTGACCTTAAAGCAGTTCAGAGACAGTTTTTTTTCACATTTTGGCGTTGAGCAAGTAGCAACCACATTACCTAATGACAGCATGGAAGTGGCAGAAACCATAAAGCCAAGTGAACTTTCTGGCCAGACGGTCATGGAAGCAATCTGCTCAATAAATGGATGCTTTGGTCACATTAACCATGATGGAAAATTTGAATATGTTTTCCTTAAAGCAATAATATCCGGATTATATCCACAAAAAGGATTATATCCACAGAAAGGATTATACCCTAGAAAAGGTTCTGAAAAAGAAAAGGTTACTGGTGGAAAATACAAATCAGTTAAATATGAAGATTTTGTCTGCCAAAAAGTTACAAAAGTGCAGATAAGACAATCAGAAAATGATATTGGTGCAGTTTACCCGGATACAGAGATTACCGAGAACGACAACAGTTATATTTTGCAAGATAATTTCCTTGTTTATGGAATGGGTGCAGATGCCCTAGAAACGGTTGCAAGAAATCTGTATGAGGTTATTAAAGTTGTAAAATATAGACCTTATAACTGTGAAAAAATAGGAAATCCTTGTTTGAGCCTTGGAGAAGCAGTCAATGTATATACGGCTAAAGAAATCATAGAAAGCTATGTGTTGAGCAGAACATACAAAGGAATCCAACAACCGACAGACACCATATCAGCAAGCGGAAAATCTCCAAAGTACAGTGAACAGGTAAATGGAATTAACAAAAGTATAATTCAACTCCGTGGAAAAACAAATGAGTTAGAACGTACTGTTGAGGAAACACGATCTGAGATCAAGGATGTAGAGAGCGGATTGGATACGAAAATTACGCAAAATGCAGGAAAAATTGAAGCAGAAGCGAAAAGGGCAACAGATACAGAAGTAGAATTGGCAGCGGCAATATCTTTGCAGGCAGACCAAATCAAATTAAAAGTATCAAAAGGTGATGTCAGTTCTCAGTTAAGTGTTGAAAGTGGACAGGTAAGTATTTCTGGAAACCGTTTTGTATTGGAAGCAGATAACTGTAGCATATCAGCAGATGGAACTATAACAGCTAAAAACGCAGTAATGACTGGTAGTTTTAAGTCTATAGGGGAAGACGGAAGTTACACAGAAGTATCATCAGGTGAAATTAAATTTTATAACGAACTATTGCAAAGCACAGGATCTATAAAAGGATTGGGACAATATCTTACTATTGATGCTTCAATGGTAAGTGTAAGCGGAATTTTAGTGGTAGGAAATGGAGCAACATATGATTCACAATATGTAAAAAACATATCAACAACTTCTCAAATATTGGGCAGTAAGACAGTACTGACAAGTGCCACATTAAGTGTCACAAAAAATTATATAAATGGAACCGTATCAGATGTATCTTTGGTAACACAAACAGCCAATGTTGCTGATTATCCTGGACATAATGTTAATTTTATTACAGGAGTTTCATCACTTGGAGGTTTGCTCACTGCAACATCTGGAATTGTCACACTTATGACGTAGGAGATTTATTATGGTAAAAAAAATATTTATTCTTCAAACGATTATTGGAAAAACAATGAAAGAAGTAATGGAAGAAAGGCAAGAAATTCAGCAATATATAGCTTTTACCATTGGAATTTCCACGTTTACGGAAATCAATGCCACATTGTTTAGCACGGAAGATGGCGATGGTTTTGAAGAGTTTATGAAGCAACTGATTGACATGTCGGATACAGTGGTTGCACAGAGCGGATATGAGGTATCTGAACTGTGCAAAAATCTGTATGCATATGCAGAAGAGCAAGGAAAAGAAATCTATGTAAGGGAGAATTGATATGGCAGCAAACTTTGAGATTAAGAAATTAAAAAGCAACCTTGTGACAGTATTAAATCAAACACCGTTGCCTATCGAGGTGAAAAGGCTTGTACTGTATGAAGTGTATTCGGAGACTAAACAGTTATCAGATATGCAGATTATGAAAGAGGAAAGCGAGGTATCTGCAGATGACGTTGAATAAGGTTTATACCAGAATTAACTGGGAAGATTACCCCAGTGAAAACACAGACATTGATGAAATAAATCTTAATAAAATGGATTCTGCCATTGATGCGTTGGACAACCGTATCGTATCACAGGATGCCATTAAGGTTGATAAGACCACAATCAACGACAAAATTGCAGGTTGGACTATGGACGAAACAACCGGTATTATTACCATTACAAAGTACAATGGTGAAAAAGTAATTTTTGACCTTAATATTGAAAAAATACCTGTTGGCTTTTCCATGTCTGATGACGGAATCATTACCATGACTACAGAAGACGGAACAAAGTTTACGGCTGATATTGGTTCTATGATTCCGGTGTTGACATTTGAAGATTCTGCAACTATAGCTGTTTCCGTGAATGGTACTGGAAAGAATAAGACTTATTCTTTTTCGATAAAAACAGGATCAGTAACAGATGATATGCTTCAGCCTAATTATTTAGCAGATATTAGAGTAGAATCCGCAAATGCATCTGCTTATGCGCAATCCGCAAATGCAAAATCTGTATTGGCTGAATCTTATGCCATAGGTGGAACCGGAACAAGAGAAGGAGAAGATACCGATAACGCAAAGTATTATATGGAGCAGGCAAAACTGCAAACAGGAGGAATACCAACAAAAGTTAGCGAATTAGAAAATGATGCTGGATACATTACAAAAAAAGTTTCTGATTTGACAAATTATTATGACAAAACCACTGTTGATAAAAAAATAGATGCAATTCCAAAACCAGATTTGACAAACTATTTGACCAAAACTGGTGATGGTAGTAATTTGACTGCGGCGTTTGAAGAAGCAACAACTTTAGAGGAATTAACGACAGGAGAAAAGTTATCATCTATTTTGGGAAAAATTAAACTGGCCGTAAAAAACCTCAAATCACTTATAAGCCTTATCGGAACTACCGATATTTCGGCTATTGGTGATGGGACTGTTACTGGGGGATTAAGTGATGTAAATAGCAAGTTAGGCAATTTTTTGGTTACCTATAGTTTTTTATCTGGGATTGGTGATGATTGGGTACAGGATTCTCAATATCCAGAACGTTATTACAAAACATATGAAATTCCCGAAAAAGAAGGATATAAGTTCTTCTTTGCATATTATGAAATCGCATGGACTAGTGGAAACGTATATGGAAATTATCTTTTAAGGAATCAATTCCTGTATGATAAAACTGGTAGAATTGAAGTATATTCGAATACCGGTAATCCTAATTTTGTTCCGGAATTTATATGCGTATATCTACCACTGTAATAATACTAAAAAGTCAGAAACATTATGGCATCATTAATTGACATTGTTAGTATCTGTATGGGTGGCTATTATTAACCACTCTCCCCAAGCAAGACCCCACGGTTTTGCTCGTATGTATATATGTGGAGTATTAGTTACACACTCGATTGCAATTTGTCTACGTTCGGACGCTTCAATATCACTATCGGTAACTGATGTGTATATGATAAAAGTCGCATTTGCTATTGGACAATTTGCATGTGTAGTACGCACCACAGGCAAAAATGTAGTATTTGGATCAACATCGTTATTTATATTCGATGGTACGCTTTTTGGCACATACCCGGTGCTTAACTTGCTATTTACAGAAGCAGTCATAAAAAATATTTGCGAAATAACAACAAAAAAGAGCATGGTGTAAAAGCCATGCTCTTAATCTATTTATCTGATTCCCCAGTCACCGTCATTGTTGACGAAACCAACCACATATCCTATCATGTCATCAATAAGATTTTCCGGGAGTATGCTGTTCGGAGACATAAGCGGAACATGTCTCCATTTTCTTACACCATCTTTAATTATATGTGTTTTCACGACAATATAAATCCCACCATTACTGGTCACAATACATCGTTCACCGTCTTGCGGCTCACGATCCGCTGCAAGGAGAATAATTTCCCCAGGCAGATAAAACGGCATATAGTAGTCGCACGGAATTTTCACACCGATATAAGCCTTGGATTTTATGTCTTCCGGCAAACTGTCTATGCACATGGGTTCCACAGCATTTGTGGTTGCGATAATTCCATTCATAAGTTGTGGATTAAGAACAGAAATATACTTGTGCGATTTTTCAAGACTGGAATAGATTTTAGCTTGGTGACGTATGAAGTAACGGATAAGGTACAGAGAGTGCTCCGGCAGACTTCGGCATATCTTGACAGATTCCAACATCTTATCTTCCATAGTGCCGCAACCTACCAGTTCGTCTACACTGATTCCGAAGGCTCTAGCAAGCGCAACAGCGGTCGATAGCTTTGTGTCGTTGGAATTACCGTATAGTAGTGAATTAAGCGTAGAATAAGGCAAATTAGCTTCATCAGCAAGCTTGTACACCGTCATGTCCGGCTCATTGAGAAATTCATGGAGATTCCCACGAAAACTTAACATATAATTAATGCGGTTGACTGATAAATGTGTCGATATTTCTTTGATTCGGTCTTTTTTCATCATGTTTTTTATCCCCCTTTCACATGATACACTTGTAACATCCCTTGTTTCAAGGGACTTCAAGTTCTGGCGAGGGCGGTGTTTATTGGCGTTTTCACCGTCCTCTTTTGTTGATATTTTACAACAATAAAAAACGTGAGTCAAATATATTGATTGTTAAGAACATATGTTCTATAATTTGATGTATCGCTACTTTAGATTCTGCGGAGAATTAAAGGGGAGAGGGGTGTGGTTACAATGAACGAAAGCAATGAATTTTACAGAGAGGAAATTGCAAGAATACTATCTGGAATAGAAGACAATGACATATTGAAATATGTCTATGTCATTGTCTCTGATATAGAGGGGGAAAAATGAAAAATCGAAAAAAAATAAATTGGGCGTTAATAATTTTGATTTACTTTTTAGGATTATTAACAAATTATTTCTTAAGATAGACCTAATATTTTCTTTAAATATTCTGTAAATATTGGAGAGCATAATCCCATAAAGTACACTAAAACGTAAACAAGTTTTGGACCTATATAATCAATAATTTTTTTTAAAGGACTTATGTAATTATGCTCTTTACTTTTTACTATATGTATGTCTTCTAATGAATTTATTTTTATATATTTCATTTCTTCTAGTTCATTTATGTAATCAATAAAATCATCTATGGCAGAATCACCATAATCTTTTGAAATCCTACCTAATACAACATTGTTGTCTTTATTTTTTATTGATATTAAATAGCCAAAAAAATCATTAGAATCTTTTATTTTTCTCTTCATTCCGCACCTCCGATTATCATTTTAAATGCGGAAAATGCAGTACTTCTTTTTTGCTCAGAAAGATTGTAGTACTTAATCAATAAATCTTCCATATTGGGATCGTTTCTTAAAAAATAAACTAATCTAGCGTATTTTTCGGAATATTTTTTCCCGTCTTCTTTACCAGTCAGCAAAAATTCAATAGAAACTCCTAAAAAATTCGCAATTACTTCTATACGGTCATCCGGGATAACTCCCTTTTTTAAACTTCTTATATATCCATTACCAAATCCGCAAGAAGTCTCTAATTTAGAAATTGCTATTCCCCTTTCTTTACATATAGATTTTACTCTTTCTACCGTAGTCATAGTGTCCTCCTAAAATTTAGATGATACTCTAAAAATATGCTTGACAAAATAGAGAACACTCTATATAATAAATTTAGGATTTAGAGGAAAGCCTAAATTTAAAAATGTTCTCTGTGGTTTCTTGGCAGTTACTATATTAGAACATTCTCTAAATTTTGTCAAGTTTTTCTCTAAATTCCTAAATCAAGAGAAAGGAAGTGATAGATTGAATTGTTACGACAGAATCAAGGAAATTTGTGATAAGAAAGGAACAAATATTTATCAAGTGGAGCAGAAAGCCGGATTGAGCAATGGAATTATCCGAAAGTGGAATGAATCTGCTCCGCAAGTTGACAATTTAAAGGCTGTTGCAAAAGTCCTTGGAGTAAAAGTAGACGAGTTACTGGAATAGGGAGGTAAAAACATGGAAAAACAGAGATATGTGGTATTAGACAAAAACGGTAAAGCAAATATAGTTCAGAAAGCTGATTCACGTTTTGTTGGAATTGACGAGATGGCACAGCACATTGCGTTTGATATTATCGAAGATTACAAAAGCATTATAGATGGCGATAAGAAAATCGAAGAAACAAATATTGATTTGTCTATCAAAGTCCTTACCGCCATTTCACCTTTTAGGAACGGCTCTGTATATGGAAAGGATTATTAATTGCCGCTGCTATTGCTAATTGTGGTTTTTCTTCCGGTAAAGAATTGACGATTTCTGAATAGTATTGGTCGTACAGGTTCTTAAAATCATCAAAACTTCCGGTATATCCACAAATTTTAGCAATGGCGTAAGCGGATGCGTATTCTTTGGAATCCAATGTAATTCACCTCCTTATATCAGAATAAGGAGAGTATACCACAAATAGGGAGTTAATTGAATGAGTGAAAAAGAAAAAATGGCGGAGGAATTTGCCGAGAGAGGTGAGAAGAGTGAAAACATCAAAAATTGAGATTCACCAGTGTGACGGTGAAGAGGGAGTTTTTACAGAAGTACTCATTGACGGTCACAAAATTAACGGTGTGAGAAGCTTCACACTGAAACAAGGGGTTGGGGATGATATTCCTACTCTGACACTTGACCTTAATGCACTTAATATTGCAACGGATATGAGAGTGTTGCGGATTATGCAGGATGGGTTAGGAGAAATCGAAAGCATAAAGCTTAGGAGCAGAGAAATTCCTATCAGCTTTTCGAAAGAATAGGCTCCCATATTTCAGAGAGCCATTCCATTACTTGTTGATGTTTTTGAGAATTGAGCATTGGTTAGGATGGTCGCAACATCCAGTCAAACCTGCATAAATACAATTCAATCTTCCATTTATGGTTTTTCTACTTAAATCCTCTTTAGAGGTTGCATTTATGGAAGAAAATTCAACAGAGTAATTTTTATTTTGCTTATCGCAAAAACCATTGTATACCAAACTATCACCTCCTTATAGGAGAGTATACCACAGAAAGGAGAACAATGAACGAATTACAAATTTTTAATAATGAAGAATTTGGAACAATCAGAACAGCAGAAATCAACGGTAAGCCTTACTTTGTGGCTTCTGATGTTGCAACAGCACTTGGATATGCAAACCCCAGAAAGGCAGTCATAGACCACTGTAAGGGAGTAACGAAACGTGACACCCCTACATCTGGTGGTAAACAAGAGTTGTCATACATAAATGAGGGTGACGTTTACCGCCTTATTATGAGATCGAAGTTGCCATCAGCGGAGAAATTTGAATCGTGGGTTGTGGATGAAGTGATCCCGTCCATCAGAAAGAATGGTGGGTACATAGCAAACCAAGAGAATATGACCCCAGAGCAGATTGTAGCGAATGCACTTATCGTAGCACAGAACATTATTTCGCAGAAAGATAAGCAAATCGAAGAAATGCGACCGAAAGCAGATTTCTTTGATGCAGTTGCAGACAGCAAGACTGCAATTTCCATGAATGAGGTTTCAAAGGTATTGGGAATCAAAGGGCTCGGACGTAACAACCTATTTGAATTTCTTCGTGATAATGCAATCCTGGATAGATGGAATGTGCCATATCAGAAATACATTGATTGCGGATGGTTTCGTGTAATAGAGCAGAAATACACCAAGAATGGAGAGGAGCATATATCTATAAAAACACTTGTTTATCAAAAAGGTGTTGATGCAATCAGAAGAAAAATAGAAGCAAAGCGAAGTGCTTAAATGAAAGGAGATATTTCAGTGAATAGCGGAATCTGTAAAAATGTAAGAAAAGCAAATTATGATAGAGGACTTAAATATGGCAACAAAGTACTTCATGGTAGTGATTTAAGGGATTTGGTAGGGCTTACTGTTTCGGATGTAAATTCCAACGCTGATGATGCAGAAGTCGTTGTATGGTTTGAAAGCAATGAACGAAATGTTGCTGTTTACTTAAGGGATGATTGTTTAGATGGACAACACATTGCAATCATTGACCATGCAAATGAAGAGGAAGAATCAAAGCTTCTTCTCAGACCTGTTACGGAAAATGACATAAAAGAATTTTCTTCAATGGTTTTGTATTATACAGATGATGTTTTTGGAGAAAACGATGAAAAAACCGGAGCACACTATTTATACTGTAATGATTTGGAATTAGAAGAATCAGAATTTTTCAAAGTAAAAAGTCTGTATGTCTTCCAAGATGGAAGAATTTTAACAGAAAGGTAAGTAGTGATATGAGAACAACATTGAAGCTGTTTCTTCCTATTATAATAGCACTCTCCATCACATTTACATCCACGGCACAGCCGAAAGGTAGTTTCATCTCCGAGGAAGCACAGGAATCGTGTGTAAAGTACGGTGAGGAATATGGCATCTGCCCGGAACTGCTTATGGCAATGATCGAGAAAGAATCTTCCGGCAGACCGGATGTGGAAAGTGGCGGTTGCAAAGGTCTGATGCAGATTTCTGACAGATGGCATAAAGACCGCATGGAACGTTTGGGAGTGACGGACATCTACTCTGTGGACGGCAATATCCATGTGGGAGCCGACTACTTGTCGGAATTATTTGAAAAGTACTGTGATGTAGGAATTGTCCTCATGGTTTACCACGGAGAGAAGAACGCAGCTACAAAGACAGAATTAAGTGATTACGCAGACTGGATATTAACCAGGAGCGCAGAACTGGAAAGGATGAATGGAAAATGACGAACAGAGAGAAGTATGCGGAACAGATTATTGACATGGCACTTGATAGTATAGAGATAGCTGTGGACAAAGAAGGAAAGTTATGTGATTGCAATGTAATACTTTGTTCCGATTGCGCATGGAGTGATAAAAGCAGATGCAGGGAAAGGTTCAAAGAATGGGCAGAGCAGGAATATGTTGAACCACCTGTTGACTGGTCGAAAGTGCCTGTGGACACGAAAGTGTACGTAAGAGATTCCGATAGTGACCCTTGGAAACCTAGATATTTTGCAAAATTTGAAGGTGGGGAAATATTTACATGGACTAATGGTGCTACTTCTTTTTCAAGGGACAGCGTTTGTGATTTCTCATGGTGGAATCAAGGAAAACTTGCGGAGGATACCGTATGAGTGCCAAAAAGCGGTTTACCGTCAAAGGGTGCATCGGAAAGATATTTTACAGTCCGAAAGAATGGGAAGTTGACCGTGAAACAGCATTCTATTACAGAATTGTAAACCGCAATACCGGGAAGAAAAAATGGTTAAGAAAGGAGTATTTTTATGCAGAAAAGTCAGATTATCCCCATCGTCCGTGCGAATGAGATTCTAATTGCAAGACTGTTAGATGCAGGAATCTTGTATATCGGAGAAGACAACGTGATCCACGTAACAGAAGACTGAAAGCCGGAGGAGTGAGGAAATGGAAAGGAAAATCAGAAAAATCTTGGTAGAACTGGGGCTGAAACAGTACTTGCCGGGATTCCAGTACATCATCGAGGTTGAAACGCTGATGTTTGAGAACCGGAACAGAAGACTTTCTGAAATCTACCGGATTATCGGAGAGGAACACAGCACAACCAAGGAAAGCGTGTACCGGGCAATCAAGTGGGCTGTTGATAAGATGAACCCAACCACAGAGTTGTACAAGAAAATCAATGAGACAGACAAGCCGGTCTCAATCTATATGTTTGTTAATTCACTGTATTTATATCTTTGGGAGGATAGGAAAAATGAGGATTAAACACACCTTTTTGCAGAATTTCTGCAAATTCTATGGTTCTAACGTAGTGGACACTGATTTATACGACCGGACAGAGGTTTCCGGTGTAAATGAAACAGGTAAGTCCACGATCAAAAGAGCAATTCAGTATATTTTTGGATGCCGTGACGAGAACGGCAGAGAGATCACCGGAATCAGACCGCACGATAAGGACGGCAATGACATCGACGGAGATATTACCGCAGAAGTTACCGTGGAGATTGACGGTACAGACAAGGTTCTGAAAAAAGTATGCCGTCAGAACTTCAATAAGAAAGGCGAGTTTACCGGAAATGTCACGGATTACTATGTGAATGATATTCCAAAAAAGGCAGCAGATTTTGAAGCGTTTTTGGAAGAGAGTGTATGCGGAAAAGAAAAGTTTTCACTTTGCATCAATGCCATGACACTTCTGCTGAAAGGTGGCACGGATCAGAGAGCAATTCTTGCTGATATGTTCGGTCAGCACAGTAATGATGACATTTGCAATCAATTTCCGGAGTTTGAAGCATTAAGGACTGTTCTGCAGGACGGCACGGTTGATGAACTGAAAAAGCGTTGCAATACGCAGTTGTACGGCACAAGGGGAAGAAATGGAACCAAGGGATTGCAGGATCTGTTAGATGAAATTCCGAGCCGTATTGACGAGGTGAGCCGTCAGAGAGTGGATATTGACCTTGCGGATCTGGAACTGAAAAAGAAAGCTTTACTGGATAAGCTGTCAGAGAACATTAAGCAGCAGACAAATACGCAGAACAGCATGATTTCCTACGATAAGCTTTCTGATGGAATTATTGAGTTAAAAGGTCAGTTGAGCGCATTGCAGCAGAAAGCAAATGAAAAACTGGATGCGGACAGAAGAGAGAAGCGCACGGCACTGAACCTGGTTCAGAATGAGAATCAGAAAGAGTTGCTTAAGGCAGATACCATTCGTGAAGAAATCACGGCACTGGAAAAGCGTATCGCACAGTATGAGCAGAAGAGACAGGAATTGAAGAAGAGTTGGGATTTGAATAAAAGCCTTAAATTTGATGAAAACTCTTTGATTTGCTCCTACTGTGGACAGGAATATCCGGAAGAGAAGAAAGAGCAGTTAAGAACGGAGTTTGATACGCATAAGGCACATGAATTGGAACTGATTACCAAAGAGGGTTCTTCCTGTGCTGACCATATCAAAGCGGATCAGGCAGAACTGGAACATAAGCGTGAGGAACTGAAAAAGACAGAGGATGAATTGGAGCGTTTGGAGAAAGAGATTGCCATTGCTGATAATGCCTTAAATTCCATTCCGGCAAGCGTGGATATTTCCAACACAGAAGAATACAAAGCTGTCCAGTCACAGATTGCAGAGAAAGAAGCTTCCATGAACAAATTCACTGACATGAATCTTCTTAGAATCCAGTTAAAAGGTGATGAAGAGCAAATCCGCAATGATATTTCTGTGGTTGATAAGTCTTTGGCGAGTGTAAGCATTAACGAGAGTGTGGATAAGCGTATCACAGAACTGGAACAGGAGCGCAAGAACATTGCACAGAAGATTACGGATGTGCAGGCACAGCTTGACCTGTTAAAGAAATTCAGCCGGAAGAAAAACGAACTGTTGGAAGCTGATGTGAACAAGTATCTTTCTTTCTGTACTGTGCGGATGTTTAGACCTCTTGTGAATGGTGACACGGAGGAATGTTGTGACTTTACATACCGTGGAGAGCCTTACAACCGTAACATGAACCACGGAGCAAGGATTCTGACGGAGATTGACATTTGCAATGCGTTTCAGAAGCGGTGTGGTGTGGAATTGCCTATTATGGTTGACGATACCGAGAGCCTTGACCCTTGGAAGATTCCGGATGTTGACAGTCAGTTGATTATGTTCCGCAGAAGTGATGATGCGAGTTTGAAAGTGGAGGAAGTACCTAATGCCTAATGATGATTATGATATGGATAAAAAAGTTGAGATTTCTGCTGATGAAATGTGCAAGGTAATTGCAAAAGTAATGGCAGAAGAGCCGTTTGTTTCTGCTATTACGAAGGACCCTGCAATGAATTTTATTTTTTCTTTTTTTGGAGCGAAAATTTCTGCCAAGATATTTTGTGACGAGATAAAGAAAGGAGCTGCGGAGAATGCAGATTAAGAAAGAGACAGTCATTTCCGTTTTGACAACAAGCGGAGAGACAATCAATGCCGGTGACACTGTGATATTCAATTTTGATGACAAGTGTTGCGTGGGTGTGTACCTGGGACTTTCAGATCGTGGAGCCTTGAAATTCAAAGGAAAGATTGCTGATACGGATGTGACATTCCATGTGATGCCTAGAAGCATCAAGGAGATTTACAAAGCTGATGTGACAGTGCATCAGGGAGTTGCAAGTGGATTTATGAATGAGCCGGAAAGTGAGGAAAAATAATATGAGAAAATCTAATGTTTTGAAGATGCAGAGAGTTTTTATTCCCAAGGTTGGAATTTTTGATAAGAGCCTTTCTTTTGAGAATGGAATTTACGTTGTCCGTGTCGATGACAAGGTTTACAAGGAAACTGCTAATGAGTTGTTTGCTGTGCAGGCATTCAATGAGATTTAGGAAGCGAGGAAGAATAGCATGGGATTTACAGAGGTTTTAACGATCGTTTTCATTGCTCTGAAGTTACTTGGAGTGATTAGATGGTCATGGTGGCTTGTACTACTGCCGGAGATTTTAGCATTTGTTGTCTATGCAATCATGGTGATTTCGGCTGTCGTGGTTAATGCAAAGGTTACAAAGTCAATGAAAGATTTTGACAGAAAGTGGGGATTGTAAGATGGAAAAACATAAATTTAAGGTTGGAGACAGAGTAAAAGTAAAAAAGGATATTGTTACACTCAACAGAAGAACTGTGGGGAAATGCGGAACAGTCAAAGAACTATTGACGGATAATTACTGCTCGGTTGAGTTTGACGAATTTGTAGGCGGTCATGATTGCAATGGATTCGCCAAAGAAGGGCACGGATGGAATCACGCAGAAGATGCGCTTGATTTAGTTAAAACTCAGAATGAAACCATCGTCATCTACCGCAATGACAACAAAGTAGTTGCGTTGGACAAATCCACTGGCGAGAAAGCAGAAGCAAAATGTAATCCGGCTGATGAATTTGATTTCCGTACTGGTGCTAAGTTGGCTTTTAATCGGCTGATTGGCGAAGATGTGAAGCCTGATAACGGTGTTCGTGAGGTTAAGAGAAAAGCTAAAGTCGGTGAGTACATCAAAATTGTTGATGCAATGCCTTCGATGATTCCCTATAAAAACGGAGATATATTTAAGGTTATTTCTACAGGTAAATCTGGAGTTGAAATTGAGAAAGATGGAAAAGCAGTTACATCGGCATGGCACAGAGAGTACGTTGTCCTTGAAAACTACAAACCGGAAGAAAAATCGCAGGAAGATGATGACAGCGAAATCCGTGTCGGTGACATGGTAGAGGTAACACATAGAGGTAAATGCTATTCAACATACTATACATGGAGCGGTCTTGGAAGTTATAGACAAAATTTTGTTAATGGAGTTTCTGTTGAAAATGGAATGGTTGCAAAGGTTTTGAACATTTCGCAACACGATGACGATAAGCGGAAAACTCTTGCACTTATTCAGAATCCAAAGACAAGCCAGGTATTCATCATAGGAATTGACGGCATCAAAAAGGTAGAAAGGTAGGTAGAAACATGGCAGACGAAAAGAAGCAGGAAAACACAGGAATTGTGGAATACGAATCAAATGGGGAAATTGTAAAAATTTCCCCAACAACGGTAAGAAAGTACCTTGTAAGCGGTGGTGGAAACGTATCGGATCAGGAAGTAATGATGTTTATGTCTCTTTGCAGATATCAGCATCTTAATCCTTTTTTGAAAGAAGCATACCTCATTAAGTTTGGAAACAATGATCCTGCTACGATTGTTACCGGAAAAGATGTTTTTACAAAAAGAGCCGATGCAAATCCGAATTATGCAGGAAAAAAAGCAGGAATTATTGTTCAGAAGAAAGATGGTTCCGTTGAAGAAAGAGAAGGATCTTTTGTCCTTAAGGACGAATCTATTGTAGGAGGTTGGGCTAAAGTGTTTATCAAAGGAAGAGAGACACCGGAGTACCAGTCAGTATCTTTCGATGAATATGTTGGAAGAAAAAAAGATGGAACAATCAACGGTCAATGGTCTAAAAAGCCTGCAACAATGATAAGAAAAGTTGCTGTTGTACAGGCATTAAGAGAAGCTTTTCCGGATAAATTCCAAGGTTTGTATGCGCAGGAAGAATTTCCTGATGTTTCCGATGTGAAACTTGATGTGGAAAAAGTTGTGGCAGAAGAGGTACAGGCAAATGCAAACACTATCGAGTTTCCTGACGCAACATTTGAGGAAGTACCGCAGACCGCAGAGACTGACATTGCCAGCGCAGAGACACCGGATTGCTTTAAGTAGGAGGGCACCATGAGAATTATATCGCAGGATGGAAAACTTGATATGCCGTATGAAATATGTGCTGTATGGTGTCGTGGTTCGGTTATTATGTGCGATATGTGTGGAGATAACACTACTAAGACAGTCCTTGCAACCTATTCTACTGACAAAAAAGCGGAGAAATCTATGGAAATACTTAGAGAACAGTACAAAAAATACGTTGGAGATTCTGTTAATATATATGGCTGTTTTCAGTTTCCGAACGATGACGAAATTGAGGTAGAAACATGAAGCTAAAATGCTTAGGCTCCGGTTCTTCCGGTAACTGCTATCTTCTGACGGCAGATAACGGTGAAACACTTTTACTGGATGCAGGACTTCCTATCATGGACATAAAACGTGGTCTTAACTGGAATATTAAGTGTGTTGTGGGTGCGATATGCACCCATACGCACAAAGACCACTCATTATCCGTATCAGACCTTGAACACATGGGAATACCAGTATTTAAACCATATGAGAGTTTAGAACCTATGGAAATAGGGTTTACTGGTGGAGAAATAATGGCATTTGATTTGACAACATTGGACGGCAAATGGACACACACGAATGCAGATGGTACGGAATGCCCTTGTTATGGATTTCTGATTACTCACCCGGAAATTGGAAAATTGCTTTATGTAACTGACACGGAATTTGTTAAGTGGCGGTTCCATGAATTAAACCACATCCTTATTTCATGTAACTATCAGAAGAAGTACATTACAGAGGATTCCAACGATGCTAAGAAATCCCATGTGTACCGTGGTCATATGGAACTGGAAACAGTAAAGGAATTTGTTCTTGCGAACAAATCAGATGCCTTGCAGAACGTCATATTGTGCCATTTAAGCCGTGATAATTCTGATGCCAAAGAATGTGTCACAGAGGTAAAAAAGATTGATCCATTGGCGAATGTAGACTATGCGGCAGCAGGCAAGGAATGGATTTTACAGAATGGAAAGGAGTGCCCGTTTTGAGTGGTGGAAGTTTTGGTTATTTGTGCTACAAGGATGTCAATGAGCTAATGGAGCCGTCAAGTATCTCCAACCTTGAAATTATGGTGCAACACTTACAGTTGTACGGTTACGAGGACATAGCACGAGATACACAGCGGTTGATTGAGTATATCCGGTCGGCAAGTATCAGAATTGAGGTTTTGAGCGAGAATCTTAACGGTGTTTTTCATGCGGTAGAGTGGTATGAGAGCGCAGATATTGGCAGAGAGACCATGATTGCAGAACTGGAAAAGTACAGAAATGGTGGTGCGAATGGCTGACACATTTTATAGACCACTTACACCGCAATTAAGAAGTGAAATAATGCAGAGCATTGATTCTAACATATCCGAACTGAATACCTGTCAAAGCAATGCTTTAGTCAATATGCAAAAAACAGGATATGGGGCATTGAGAAATATTATAAATGCCTTGCCGGACGGATATTTGATTCCATTTGAAAGGCGGTGATTCGGTTGGCTGATTGGAAGAATATAGCAAAAGCAAAATCCATAGAGAGAAAGAATCGTGAAAGAATACTGGCAGTCAATCCACATGTGGACGATGGAAGTGGAATTTACTTTCTGACAAGAACAGACGAGGATGGTTTTCGTTTTGCGTATGTTGGTCAGGCGGTACACCTACTCCAAAGACTGGCAGGGCATCTTAATGGATACCAGCACATTGATTTATCCATGAAGAGCCACGGATTGTATTCTGCGGAGAACATACACGGTTGGAAAATCGGATTCCTACATTATCCGGTAGAAGAACTGGACAAGTGGGAGCAGTACTGGATTAAGCGTTATGCGGACGAGGGTTATCAGCTTCGCAACAAAACAGCCGGTGGTCAAGGTGATGGAAAGAAGCAGATCGCAGAGTACCGACCGGGAAAAGGTTACCGTGATGGACTGGCGCAAGGCAGAATCAACCTTGCAAGGGAACTGTCGAACATTGCCGACAAGCATTTGGTCATCAGTTTGAAGCCTGAGAAGCAGAACAATTCAGTTTCACAGAAACAGTATCAGAAGTTTATGGAACTTTTGCATGGAGAAAAGGACGGTGAAAGTAATGAATAAAACAGACTATGAAGTACTTTTACAATACGTTGAAGAAACTAACAAGGAGTTTTATGAATCTCTTTCTACTCAAAAACAAATTATGTATCTTTGCTATCAATATGGAACTGAATCTTTTAAAAAGTACTTGTTTAAGTATAGATTTCAGCAAGTCTGCAATAAATTAAAGGAGTTTTTCAGAAAATGGTGAAATACGAAGATGAATGCTGCGGATGTGCCACTGAAAGAACTTGAAAATCACAGAACTTGGAGGTGATACATAAAATGCCAAAACGATATGACAATCCGCAGGAAATTTTGAAAATCATGCGGCAGACAGAACTTTTGAAGCAGTCTGCGGAAAGAAGTCCATTCACCGGAATACTGACACTGTTCTGCTATACCTTGTGGAAAGACTACAAGTACTCACAGACGAGACTTTCCGACTTCTGCGGTAAATTCACCGAGTACAACGAAAAGTACGAGAATGAGCCTTATACGGAGTTACAGAGCAGGCTTAACGATTTTGCAGACTGGACGATTGAGTACAAGGAATTTACCGAAGCTGATTATCCACATTACAAGTCGGCGGTAGCGCAGAAATGCATCCGGAAACAGGTCAGATGTAACAACCTTATCAATGAATTGTCCACCAGGTACATCCTATATGGAATGGTGATCCTTATGGAAGATGGATTCGGTAAGAAGAAGCTGACGAATTTCAAGGATAAGTTTTCTGACCACATGGACAAAGCTGGAGACAAGTGCAACGGAAAGGATTTCATGGATTTATGGAGAGAACTGGTGGAAAATACCGGGATCTATATTGAGAAGCCTATTTTTGAGTAAGGAGTTCTATATGGCAGAAAAAAGAATGTTCAGCGCAAAAATAATTGAGAGTGATGCTTTTTTGGATATTCCTGCTACGGCTCAAATGCTTTATTTCCATATCTGTATGAACGCTGATGATGACGGATTTGTAAACAACCCACGGAAAATCATAAGGATGTGCGGTGCTTCAGAAGATGATTTGAAATCCTTGATAGACAATAGATTCCTTTTATCTTTCGATAGTGGTGTTATGCTTGTAAAACACTGGCGCATTCACAACTACATTCCACCGGATCGTTACAAGCCGTCATGCTATATGGACGAAAAAAGCAAAATAGGTGTGAAACTAAACGGATCATACACTACAGACCCTAAAAAGATGGTTTCCCCAGTAGAGGGAAATCCGAAAAAGAGTTGTTACGACAAAGAAATCAAACTTGATAAGAGGTGATATAAATGCAGATGACAGGATATGAACTGTTGGCGAACTATGAAAAAGCAGAGGACAAGGACAAACAGATTCAGATTCTTGCGGATTTGAACCACATCCCGGTTGACATGGTGCGTTTGTGATTGACAACAGAGAGAAATTCGATGTTTCAGAGACACCATTGTCCACAGAAGAATTTGCAAAGTGGTGTGAGACGGAACTTGACCGTGTGGATGCTAATATCCATGCACAGGAAAAATATTACAGAGAAATTTGCAATGTATACAGAATCGCAAGTACATACGGAAAAAGGAGTGTAGCTGTATGAGAGAGGGAACAGGAAACTTTCAGAACGGTGACTTACTCTACATGGCTACACATCCGGTTGCTGATGCTATTAGAATCGGACGCACGAAGCCGTATGAGTGCAAATATCCAGTGATGGAGAGCAAGCCGAGGATCTCGGAAAGGAGTAAGGATGGGAAAAGCAGCAGGGATTAGAGGATACACAGCAGACGAAGTTGCAGAAAGTAGACGTATAGAACTGGAAAAAGACTATGAAAAATGCCGTAATAAGTTTGATGAAGTAAAAATCAGAACGCAATCGGTTAAAACTGCAAAATTAGAACTTGAAGAGTGCAAACATGAGCATGAAAAAATGCTATCAGAATATCGCAGAGATAGCGTAGACAGAGTTTTATCGTACATTCGCACAAAGAAAATTACGGACTCAAATGAATTGGATTTACTGCTGTGCCACTGTCAGAATAAGCTGAACGGCAACATTGATGGTATTGAGTTAAATTTGCACTATGAGTAAAGGAGCAAGGATGGAGAGACTGACAGAAAGAAAAAGAAATTTTAATGGCACTGCTATAAGCAAAAAGTCAATGATAGACAGAGAAGGATATCCTACGGTAAGTGATTATGCATCAAAAGTACTTACAAAATTAGCAGCATATGAGGATGCCGAGGAACAGGGATTACTACTGCGATTAACGTGCAAGGTGGGAGATACCGTTTATGTAGTCACTTCTCCATTTAATGTGTTTGATGATATTGAATATGATGAGAACATGAAAGACGAAGTCTATG